GAGATCATCGAGGGCGGCAAGCTACGCCGCATTCAGGTGATCCCGATGAAGGACCGCATCGCCGTGCATGCCATCATGGCGGTGGTGGACCGCCATCTGCGGAAACGTTTCATCCGTACCACCTCCGCCAGTATCAAGAGACGGGGGATGCACGACCTCCTGGCGTATGTCCGCCGTGACATGGCCGAAGACCCTGATGGTACACGTTACTGTTACAAGTTTGACATCACCAAATTCTACGAGAGCGTGAAGCAGGATTTTGTGATGTATTGCGTCAGCCGGGTGTTCAAGGACGCAAAGCTCGTGACCATGCTGGAGAGCTTTATCCGCCTGATGCCTGAAGGTCTGAGTATCGGCCTGCGCAGCTCGCAGGGGCTGGGCAATTTGCTTTTGTCTGTGTATCTGGACCATTATCTGAAGGACAGGTATGCCGTGCGTCATTTCTACCGCTATTGTGATGACGGCGTCGTACTGGGTAAAACGAAAGCGGAACTGTGGAAGATTCGTGATGCCGTCCACGGGCGCATGGAGTGTGCCGGTCTCCTGGTGAAGGGGAACGAGCGCGTGTTCCCGCCGGGCGAGGGCATCGACTTTCTGGGGTATGTGACTTTCGGTGCGGACCATGTCCGCCTTCGCAAGCGCATCAAGCAGAAGTTCGCCCGAAAAATGCACGAGGTAAAATCGAGAAGGAGGAGGCGTGAGCTGATAGCGTCGTTCTACGGGATGGCCAAGCACGCCGACTGTCATACGTTGTTTAAAAAATTAACAGGCAAAGACATGAGATCATTTAAAGACTTGAACGTTTCCTACAAGCCGGAGGACGGCAAGAAACGTTTTCCCGGGGTGGTGGTAAGCATCCGGGAGCTGGTGAACTTACCGATTGTGGTGAAGGACTTCGAGACGGGCATCAAGACCGAACAGGGCGAGGACCGCTGTATCGTGGCCATTGAGATGAACGGTGAACCGAAAAAAGTTCTTTACCAACAGCGAGGAGATGAAGAACATCCTCTTGCAAGTGAAGGATATGCCCGACGGCTTTCCGTTCGAGACCACCATCAAGACGGAAACTTTCGGCAAGGGTCGAACTAAATACATATTTACATGAAACGGGTAGAAGGAACATCCGGGATAAAACTGATCGAGTGCGTGAGCCCGGCACGCAACAGATGGCGCATCCGCTGGGATGTACAGGAACGTGAGGACGGATCCGCCTCCTACATGGAGGAAGGCTTTGTCGGCAGACCTCACATGGATACTATAAAGTCCGTCATTACAGACTGGTGTAATGAGCAAATTGACCGTGAGATACTTTCCGGTTTTCTCTATGAAGGTATGCCGGTATGGCTGTCAAGTGAAAACCAGTTCAATTATAAGGCAGCGTATGATCTGGCCGTACAGACTGGTGGTGCTACGCTTCCCGTGACATTCAAGTTCGGTACGGATGAGGTTCCCCAATATCGGGAGTTCGTCACACTGGAGGAACTGACCGATTTCTACACGAAAGCCATGAAGCATGTTCAGGACACGCTGTCTGACGGCTGGAGGAAGAAAGACGCTTTTGATCCGGAGAAGTACCGGGTGGAATAAATCCTTCGGGGGAGGATAAGAAAAAAGCCCCCGGCCTGTTAAAAAGTAACGCCAATCACTTTTATAAACATGAAACGCCAAACCGCGCGACCGGGGGCAAATACCCTCTGTCACGGTTTGACGTTTTTTTTGTTGTCTAAAAAATGATTGGCGATGCAAAGATATAATTTTTTTGTTGTATGAAAGTGATTGAGATATTAAACTTTAACCGGGAGCTGTTGAAAAGGCTTCAGGCGGCCGGCATCCGTCTGGAAGATGCCCGGTATATCGACCTGTACGCGGACTATACCCGCCTACTCGATCAAGGTGAAAAAGTCTCGTATGCTGTGGCCGTATTGTCCGAAAAGTATTCGGTGAGCGAACGTAAGGTTTATGCCTTGGTGAAACGATTCCAGAGCGACTGCAAGACGCTTGCAGTGTGAACGGGTTGTTTTATGTCGTAGGGAGTGCCGTTTCCCCTTATCTTTAGGGTGTTTCAAATTTAGAAGGAGGAAATGGCTATGAACAAGTATTACCGTATCCTGGACAAGATTCTTGCCACGGGAAAAACACAGACCAACAAGAAGGGAAACATACAGTACCTTCTGAACGAGCAGCTCTCGCTGACACCGGCAGACCTGCTCGATATATTCGAAGGGCATCATATCGCCCGCAAGAAGCTCCGCAGCGAGTTGCAGTTATTTATGCAGGGTGAGCGCAACGTGGAGAAGTACCGGGAGGCCGGCATCAACTGGTGGGACTATTGCGGCTCCATCCTGGTGAACAGTTACCCGACCTATTTCGAGAAGCTGCCTCCGTTGATAGCGAAAATCAACCGGGAGAGGCGCAACAGCAAGAACTACGTGCTTTTCCTGGGCGAAACCGGTACCGAGAGCAACCAGGCACCCTGTTTGAGTCTGGTACAGTTCCAGTTAGATGGCGGTGAACTGGTTCTATCCGCCTACCAGCGTAGCAGTGACGCGAACCTCGGGCTACCTTCCGATATTTACCACTTGTACCTGATGGCGCGGCAGATAGAACTTCCCTTGAAGTCGATCACCCTCTACTTGGGAAATGTGCATATCTACGAGAACAATATCCAGGGAACCCGCGCACTGCTTGCCGGTGACGAGGCGGTCCGCTTCGGGCTGAACGTGTAGTTTGCTGTATATGTCTTGCAGCGGGAACCGTTCATGTTTCCCGCTGTTTTTCGTTTATTCTGGGGACCTTTGCGGCCGTTTTAAAGCAGAATGAAATGAAAAAGATGTATTTGTCCGCCCCGCTTCCTTTCGTGGGGCAGAAACGCATGTTTGCGAGGGAATTTATCAAGGTGCTGGGACAGTTCCCGGACAGCACCGTGTTTGTGGACTTGTTTGGCGGCTCGGGCCTGCTGTCACATATTACCAAATGTGTCAGGCTTGATGCCGCCGTTGTGTATAACGACTTCGACAACTACCGCCGGAGGCTTGCGAATATCCCAGCCACCAATGTGCTGTTATCCGATTTGCGCCGGATAGCTGAAGGGGAACCCAGAAATAAACGTATAACCGGGGAGGTTCGCGATAAAATGTTTGCCCGTATTGAGAGGGAAGAAAAAGAGCACGGCTACGTGGATTATATCACGGTTTCCGCATCCTTGTTGTTCGCCATGAAATATGTGACCAGTTTGGAAGGAATGAAGAAAGAAGCCATCTACAATAGGATTCGGCAAACAGATTATCCCGAAGCAAAGGATTATCTGGAAGGACTGACTATAACCAGCGAAGACTACAAGGAAGTATTCAAACGTTACAAAGATGTTCCGGGTGTGGTGTTCCTGGTTGATCCGCCGTACCTTTCCACCGAGGTGGGTACTTACGAGATGTCCTGGCGTCTGGCTGACTACCTGGACGTGCTGACCGTTCTGAAAGGGCATTCGTTTGTGTACTTCACTTCGAACAAGTCCTCCATTTTAGAACTGTGCGACTGGATGGACCGAAACCCATTTGTCGGCAGCCCATTCAAGGAATGCAGGAAAGTGGAGTTTAGTGCAAGCGTAAACTATCAAGCTAAATATACAGACATGATGCTGTACACGAAGCCGGATGAGGTGTCAGGTATAGCAGCCTAACAATTGCATAAAGATAGGAAATTATTTTGAATCTGCAATGGCTTTTAAATGATATTTTAAAGCCATTTAAAGAGGGTTCAAGTGAAAGAAAAACGGTGGGCTTTGATCATGCTGAATAGGACCGCGCTCACCGTTTTTCTTGTACGCGTCGTTTTTGTACTTTTTGAAACGCATCGTTTTTGTTAAGCGGCACGTCTGGTTTTTCCGGATTTACCGGCACGGCCGATATCGCCCTGGCCGCATTTTTCTCCCTCAATGAGAAGGGAGTCTACAACCTGCTGTCACGGGACGGTTACCTTGCCGTGTACAGCGGCTCAGAGACCGACTTCGAAATAGGAGCCGCCAAAGCCCAGAACGAGACGTTTCTGCTGAAAGCTTCAGCCGGAAATCTCTACCAACATTCTACGACAGGTGTCGGCCTCGTCGACTACCTGCATTCGAGTCTGGAAAACAACGGTCTTGCCGCCAAACTGCAGTCGGAATTCCTGTCGGACAAGGTCGTCATCAAGAATGCCTATATGGATTCTGCCACGGGAGAGCTGCTTTTAGAAACCGAGGAAAAGGAGGAGAACGATGGGTAAGTACAGGGTCGTAGCCGGACAGAATATCTACGATGTGGCCCTGTACCTGTACGGCAGCATCGAGGGAGTCGTGGATTTGCTCATCAACAACCCCGATCTCTCCTTCGCCACGACATTGACTGCCGGCCGGGAACTTGTCTACACGGACGATTTCGTTATCCGCGCCGATGTAGTCGCCTATAACGGGTTGCACGGCATCGTCCCCGCTAACGGTGAACGGCATGTCTATCCCAAAACGTTCACCTTGCCGCTTGCTGTCGTCCTCACGCTCGCTGCCGGGATCATCACCGTGCAGTGTGCCGTTTCCGGTGCGGGACAGCTGGAAATCGACTGGGGCGACAACAGCGACACCGAGACCGTCCTCCTCGCGGACACGCCGCAGCTGCTCACCCATACCTTCGACAACAAAGTCAGGGACAGGCGTCGTATCCGTTGGTTTACCGATGCCTGCTTCCGGAGTATCGACTGGAGCGGGCTCAAACCGCGGTCGTTGGTACTGGTGCAGACACTGCCGGTGGAGGAGCTGACGCTCACGCACGCCACACTCTCCTTGGAGAGCCTGCGGCTGCTTTCCGGAACCTACAGCCTGAACCTGTCGAATTGCGCGTTGGCCGATCTTGCACCGCTTGCCGAATGCCGGGAACTGATGACACTCGACCTCTCCGCCGCCCGACTGAAACCGACAGTCATAGATCATTACCTGACAACCCTTGTGGAACATTACGGCGACCGACGGAATTGCACGGTCATTTTACCTACAGC